GATTGTCGTGGTCAGCCATCTGAGCGTTGGAGAGCATATTCATCACATCGGCGTGGGAATCGTACTTGTCTGAGGATGAATAGACTTCCTCTGCCGCCTCTTTCTCGACTTCGCTTTCGTAGCTGTCGTTCTCGGAGTCCAGCTCTGATCCGTTTTCGTGGTCAGCCATTATCTGTTACCCCAGCCACTGAAATTGATTTTGACAGCCTGCGCCGCGTTAGCCTTGGGCGAAAACATACCCATCATAAGGGAGTCGCCCATGTTGGGAGATGGAAGCTGATAGGGCTTTTTAGCCATCTCGATCTTGCTCATGATCTGTATCTTACCATTGTTATTACGTTTTAGCGGAATGCGGCAAACCTCGGCCCTGAGCTGGTCGAGGCTTTCAATACCAGAGGACAAGGAGATCATATCGTCTGGGTTGATGTATTTCTTCTGCTCAATCGCCCGCCAGGTATTCTCAAACCTTTCCCTGAGCTTCCACCAATACTGCGCTCTCTTATTGAAGAACGTATCTCTATTGGTCTTTCGCTGCTCTTTGTCGTTAGCGTAAGTGCCTTCGGGATCGTCTGGTGTCTCACTTCCTCGGAACATCCAATACTGTGTGCGGGTATGCGACAGGGCTTGCTCTACCTGCCTTTTAAGACTAATCCCCATGCCATCGCAATCCCAGACAAACCAATCAGCACCAGCCTTGCGTGATTCCTCTAGCGCCCAATCCATGCCCTCATTGGAGTCGCCTGTGATCTTTTCGCAGACTTGTAGCACAACTGAGCCTCGGCGGATAGCTAGCCCCTTAGAGTCGCCACCTTCGTCGCTAGGATCATGGCTGGCAATAATAGCCCCTTCAGGCTTAAATCCCAGCTTCTCATGGGCATCAATAGCAGCGTCGAACCACTCCACGGGGATAATGCAATCCTCAACCTCGTCGTAATACTCACCAAGCCAAATATGTCTATAGAGAGCCGTGGACAGGTTGGTTTCGTCATAGGCCCGTTCTTGTTCGAGGACTTCAGGGAAGAACGGGTTGTCGTTGTAGTTGGCCCAGATGACAAGGTGTAAGTCATCCTCGTAGTATTTATCCCGCCTGAGCTGCTTCTCCCAGGGTTTAATGAATCGCTGAGAGAAAACATCGCTTGAATGCCTTGGGTTGCCCGTCATCCAGATTTCAGAGTCATCGGTTCTCAGCGTTGGAGTCAAAGCCTTTAGCGACTCAAAGCTGATCGTCTGGGCTTCCTCCACCCAGAACCGTTTAAACCCGTGCATGGACTTGATGCCTTCAGGGTTTCGGGCGAGTCCTCGGAACTTGAAAGCATCCTGCCCATCGTACTGAATCGAGTTTGAAAGCGACTTGAATCCTTGTAGCCCAAGCCTTTCGATCTCTGAAGATAGGAGAGAGAGCACCGAGTCATCCATCGTGACTTGGTACTCTCGAAAGCATGCGGTCTTGATTCCTCGCGTCTGGGCATCCATTAAGCAGATGTCCCCGACCGATTGTGATTTACCGCTTCCCCTGCCGCCGATAATGATCTTGAAGCGTTTAGGCTTCTGAATCAGCGGCAAAAGGATTTTAGGTAGCTGCATTTCCGGCATCGACTACCTTTACAGTCCACTCTGTTTTGATTGGGCCGCCGTCTGGGCCTGAGACTTCTTGCTCGCTCTTGTCCTTCCAGCCGAAGTTGTTCTTCAAGCTGAAGATTGCCCCCACTGGCGATGCTTGGGCTAGTCTTTTCTCTAAAGCCATCTCGACTCTTTGCTTTGCTTTTTTTACTGTCGCACTAAATTGATCGTTCTCCCCGTATCGTCTCAGGCTTTCTGTAGCCATATCAAGATGATAGGCGAGGCCAGAAATTAACGGAGGATTGTCCTCGTCACACATGGCGAAGTATTCATCTATCGCCCGTTGCATATCTTCAGGCGTTTTGAACTTAGCCGGTCTGCCTGCTGGCATTATGACTTCCTCGCTTTCTTCTTGGCCTTCTCGGCTACGCTCAGAGCTATCGCAACGGCCTGCTTCTGAGGCTTTCCGGCGGCCATTTCAGTCTTGATGTTAGCAGACACTGACTTTTTGCTGTAGCCTTTTTTCAGCGGCATCGTTGTCTCCTTTGTTGGATTGGCTTTCAGGTTTGCTTGGCTTCTTGTCGAACATTATACGCGCTGCGATGAAGCGAGACAATTGAGCGACGAAATAGCAAAAAATACTTGTAAGCTAGGGTAAATAGTGTAATCTATACACATGCCAGCAATAAAGCGGGCCGATAACAGAGGGCAGAAAAATGAGCAGACTGACAAGAGCACAAGCGGTGGAACTGGTTGGCAAAGACGTAGTGGCAAAGGTAGAGGCCGTTGATGTTGACTTCACAGGCCGCGCCACCGATGGCAGTAGCGATGCTGGTTACACCGAGTTTTCAGCAAGCTGCAAAACCGACGACCTCGAAATCACCATGTATGTGATGGTTGACTCTGACGCAGTTGCAGCATGTGACGACCTCTCCCAGATCGACTGGGATGCTCCCATCGCCAACGCCCGGTTCGCTGTACTGTAACCACCCCACGGCCAAGGACGGCCACAATCGAGGAAGAAACCATGTACCAAGTGATTTTAGAGGCCGAAGACGGCGATTACACGCTGACAGACCCGATGCCGGAAGATGCCGCTCTCCGTTGGATCAAAACCAACGAATGCCGCTACGGCGATGGCCAACGCCTTTGCCTTGAATATGTGGAGTATTGATATGCCCCGCGACGACCTGAAATCCCTGCAAAAACACCTCGGCCTCGGCAATCAAGCCTTGGCCGATGCGCTTGACCTGTCTTTATCAACAGTAGCTAAGTACCGATCAGGGGCTTTGGATGTGCCTCTGACAGTAATATTGGCAATGAGATTTTTGTTGCTTGATAGGGCAATCTCTAGTCTTTTATAAATACGCCATGTTCGTTTAAATAGCCCGTCCGGTGCTTAATCTGGTCATAGGCAAAGTCTGCACACAGGTACAGGGTTAGGTCATTTTTAGCTGCGATCCCGCCCAACTGGTTAAGCGCATCGTAGTACCGCCCGCCGATCTGATTGCCGTAATATCTGAGAGAGGCGTATGTTGTACAGAGCATACCGCATAAGGTCATGGTGTCCAGCGTGTCCGGTTTTGTGTTGGCTACTGCCGACTTAAGCTCACCCAGACGACCTGTAATGCCAGCCATCATCACGAGCACCACGATCTGATCGCCTATATCGTCTATGGGGCTTTTGCCTTTAGCCAGGGTGTCCGCCATCTCGCCAAACTCGGAGATCAGTTTAAGCCACTGGGTCTCCAGCTTGCCGTTGCCGATGATCTGGCGGTCTACGCCCCACTGGTGAATTAGATTAATTAGAGTTTCCATGATGTCCCCATATTGTTTTGCCTGATTCAATGTCCGCGTCTATCCATCCTGCCAGCCACCAGCATTGTTTACGCATGGAGAAAGGGCACGAGTCTTTGCTCTGTCCGTCTGCGTGAGCCTGCTTGCCTGCTAGGTACAGGTCGGATTGTTCTTGGTTCATGCCGTCAATTCGCATTTTATCATATCTCCCTCTTTTGACCTTGCTGCAATGCTTTTAGTTTCTGCTTGTACTCGTCTCTGATCGCCTTAAGCTCGTCTATCGTATAACGCACAATGCTGTTCTGACTTTCCAGCCATTCCACTTCCTCCGGCCCGAATCGCTCGACAAGACGCTTCCTGTACTCAATGAGATTCCCAGAAAGGTGCGTGTTGCATTGGGCGCAGCTTGAATGAATGTTGCGCGGGTTAAATCTTAGCGCAGAACAAGCCTTCACGCTTCGGTAGTGCGAGGCATGGCGCTGGTGGCTTCCATCGTCCGGTTTGTCACATGAAACACACCCTCGACCACGGTCACGCTCTCTCACATAGGCATTAACCGCCGTTTGGGCCTCCTTAAGCCATTCTGATCGAGTCTTTATCTTATCCTTGGCCTGCTTTCGCTCTGCGATCTCTTTGCGCTTTTGAATAGCCGGAGATCGCTTTCGAGCTACCGCTATGGCGCAATCTGGAGAGCACCAAGCCACGGTGCCTGGGAATGCCTGCTGCGGCCTGAAATAAACCCCACAAGCCCCGCATTTGCGCCGCGAGTTTGCCACTACTTTCGACCTGCCAACGATAATACTTTCTCGGAATCCATCCCCTTGTCGTATATCCCGCCGTCGATCTCGCACAAAGCGATCATTACTGCATTGGCAACCTCGTCGCCAGACCTGACCTCGCCATCGACCATCAACTGCGTCATCAAGCTGTTTATAGCGTGATACAGACTAGCCCAGTCATTCATTTTGCCTCCCGATATGTCTCATATACCTCTAGGGCTTTCTCAGACCACGTTACAGACCTTTCAGAGCCGAAGGCATAGATAGCCTCAATGTATTCAGAAAATTCAGCCTTGCTCATTTTGGACGTTCTTACGCCTAAAGCCACAAAGCCGCCATCGACACCAGGCACAAGCCGCTGCTTTCTCCACGCTGCCGAAAGAATGTCTTTCCAGTCCTCTGGGGAGTGTTTCTGCCCGAACCATTCAACCTGCTCTGAGATGTCTTTTAAAATAGCCCATTGCTTTGAATTCTGATCTAAGGTTCTAACTTCTCGGCCTAGCGTAATCACCACCGGCCCTGATTGCAGACCTCGGAACAAATGCTCAGAAACCCACTGCAAAGCACCACCGGCCAGCTTTACGTCTGGAACTGTCCTGCTAATCTCGCCCATTTTCGTCACCCTCCCGCCATACATGGGCGGCATTCTTTAGACTGGCTTTGATTCTCATGTTTTTTATGTGAGCCTTGACCAGCTCCTGCCATTCAACAGGGCAGCCAGCCAAGGCGGCCTTCTGAGCATCCTTGCTCTTAGCTGACAGGTAGGCAAAAGCGTAGTCTCTAGGCTTCATAACTCAAAAGACTGCTGCCTTGTTTCCCTGTCAAACCGTTCGCAAGCTGCTTTGTAATAGTCTGGATCAAGCTCACAGCCCACAAAATCCACGCCGAAATAATGCGCGGCGATGGCGCTGGAACCGCTGCCGAGATGCGTGTCTAAGATGCGTTGGCCGGGTTTGGCGTAGTGTTCTAACTGCCAAGCATACAAAGACACCGGTTTTTGACACGGATGAATTACCTGCTCAATAGCATCCCTTGCAAAACCGGATTGCCAGTCAATATGCACATAATCTACTTTTTTGCCCCAACTCAATGAAGCGATCTCACATTGAGAAAACTGAGGGTTGCCCATTCGCTTATACCAAACCAATGCACTGCCGCCTTCTGCAAAACAATTATAATAATTTGCTCCCCAAATAATTTGCCTTTGAGAAATGCGCCGAATTTCATCAAAGTAACCAGAATTGGGGGCTGTATCGTTCCAGCTAACAGCCTCAAATCTTGGCTTCAATTTTTTGGCTTTTTCTAAAGGCATTCGATTTTTTGCGACATTGTTAGGTATCCAATTTCCAATCCCATACGGCGGATCAACAATCGCCAAATCAAACGCCTTATCCGGCAGCGTTGCCATGTACTCCATGCAGTCGATGTTTAAAAGTTTTACAGACATTTTATGCGCCCATTTCTTTCCTGTAGTAAAAAATCTTCCCCTGCCATCGGCCTTCGATATTCCTGCCATTGGCTCTAAGCTCCGAGATACAGCTATTCACTGCCATGACGTAGGCTTTCTCGACAATATCCCTCGTTGAGTGCCAGAGGCCGTCTGACAACAGTCTATCCACTCTCTGAAGTCTCGCTGATCTATCTGCGTTTGCTGCGTTCATGGTTTCCCCTTTATTTGAAAAGCTCTTTTAGTTTTTCCATCGCCTCGATATTGCGCTTTTTCAGTTCTTCCATTTCTTGAGGAGTCCTTTCCCGTTCCACTTTCTCCGGTATAGCTTGGACAACGGGAATATCTAATTTCTCCCCAGCCATGTATCGCTTTGACATTGCATCGTAGTGATATTCAAACTTTCTGTAGGCTTCCTGCTCTCCCAGGTTCTTCAAGTCCCACACTCCGCATTCTCGCATGGCATGGTAGACAACCGGGTGACCAAGGTCGCCAGCCTTGCCGAACTGCGTTTTGTAGATCAGGTCGAAAGCCTGTCTTACATTCGGGATACCGAAGTCCTCTGGCTTGAATCTGCAAAGCTCCCTAAAAGCTGGAAGGTTCATAAATCCAGTAAAATCTCTGGCCTTTTTAAGGCCGTTAGCAAGCATATCAGGCGTCATGTCCTGAAGCCCTGCAAGCCATGTCCTGATCGTGCTAGTGTCAATCGTAGGGCTTAATAATCCCATTGCTGACAATTGTCTCAAAGTCCCCTTCAATTGTTCTGTCGTCGGTGTTTCCGAATGCTTCCTCGAATGCTCGCTCGATTCGCTGCTCTCTGGTTGGTTTAGCGTTGACAAAATTGATCCTACTGATTTCATCTTTCCACCTCTGATTTTTTATCCAGCGTTCGACATGAGGGAAACTAGGGGCAAACAATCCAGCGGATATTCTTGATGACTTATCCATTGCTTGCGCTACACAAGCATTCATCATTTCTTCGTGGGTATGTGTATCTGGCTTTAGCTTGAGATAAGCAGACAGGGCATTTTTCTTGCTTCCCTTGTCTCCAAACCCAGAAGGCCAAGATTTCCACAATTCCTCAAACTGATCTGAGTAATCAAACTCAGGCGTGAGCCTATGTTTTTTATTAGTCTGTTCATTGGTCTGTTCTATTATCAGTTTATTGCGTGTGACCGATTCGGGCACCGTTGAGGTTACCGATTCGGGCACCGTTGAGGTTACCGATTCGGTAACGGTTACTGATTCGGTAACGGTATCTAGTTCGGTAACGGTATCTAGTTCGGTAACGGTTACTGATTCGGGAATGGTAATGATATAGGTGCAAGACTGTGAAAAGCCGCCTTTACCGCACTTGCTAAGCCAGCCCATGTCACAAAGCTGAGAGGTAGTTCTGCTAATTACGCCAACTGAATAGCCGCACACCTTGGCTAATGATTCGCGCTTAGGCCACGCTTTCATTTCACCATTGTTGGCAAATGATATTATGGCTATCAGAACCTTGATTTGAATCTTGGAAAGCCTGTCATCGGCCAAAACAGATAACGGCACTTTTGCAAATCTATCGGTCATTGCTTACAATGCTCTATGTAGTCCTTGTTGAAAGCCGTCTGTCGCCCCGCAAAGGTCAGACGGCTTTGTTTTTTAAAGCATACTCAAGCAGCATAACGGTCATATTTGACACGTTTCTTCCTTCCTTTTCCGCCAGCTCCTTAATGCGATCTTTCATCCCTGGCGGCAAAGACACTGTGAAAACTTCTGTTTTTCTGCTCATGGCTGTATTGTATTACCCCGTTTTATTGATTTCAATCACTTGTTCGCGCTTTCTTCGACATTGCTTACTGGCGGCAAAAACTCCCTGACATCCATCTTGATCTTTCGCTTTTTGAGCGCATCCATGATGGCTATTGCTACTTTAAGACTTGGCACTGAGAAGTGGCTCTCATAGTTGTTGATCGCCGCCTGTCCTACCCCTACCTCGGCTCCTAGTGCCGCTTGTGTCAACCCTGCTTTCTTACGATATGTCTTGAGCATAATGCCCTCCTTTTCGCGCATCATAATCTATCCGGCCTAAGTGTCAACACGGCAATAATTAAAATAGTTAAAAATAGTGTTGACCTAGAATATAGCTGGTGTTTAAATACAGACACAAAACAAGAAAGGAAAGCGATATGAGCCTAGCAGAAGTGATGGTGTATGTTAGATGGCATTGCGCTGTTCGCAGACACATAAGGGAATACGGCTTACCTGCGGCCAACCGAAGCAAAGACGCGACAGAGCGAGCCATTCAGCTCAGGCGGCTGAACTATCATAGCCGCGTTGGTTATCAATACTGCCTGAAAGCAAGGGCGATAATGAAAGGGGAGCAAAATGTTTGACTACGATGATTTCTTTGACGACCGGCCTACACTGGGCCAAAGGCAGTACGAATCAAAACTAGCGCGGCACCCAGATTGCCGAGACCCAGATCACCCAGGCTGCGAAGCCTGCTACGTTTCCGAGGAAGAAGAAGGGGAAGAATATGACGCTTGAACAGATGATAGAAGCAAAAGGGTTTTACCTGTACCCACACACTGGAAAGGTTCTAAAAGCCACAGACGTTGTGGAGTGGGTAATCGAACAGATGCAAGCCGGGAACATCAAGCCGGCGGCTACGAGGGGTGAAGAATGAAACACGAAACTAAAGAGTTCCTTGCAATGACGGCCTGCCTTGCGGTCGCTGTTCTAATCGGCTTCATGGTAGGCATGGGATGGATGTGATGCTGGCACTAATCCGTAGTTTGTTCTGGCCGTCATCACTTATTAGTGATGAAGTTCCGGCGATACAGCATGAAATAGATGCGGAGCATGGGATTCGCCCAGCTCCGATGGAAAGAAAAGAGTTTTATCGCAAGTTAAGTGAAGTACCACAATAAAGGGGAATGCAATGCTGCAAAAGATTCAAGCACAATTAAAAGCACCGAAGGGTAACTACAACAGCTTTGGCAAGTACAAGTATCGTTCGTGCGAGGATATTGTGGAGGCTGTAAAGCCTATCCTGGCCGCGCACGAATGCCATCTGATCCTGTCAGACGATGTTGTAATGGTAGGTGATCGGATTTACATCAAGGCCACAGCTACGATTTACAAAGGCTCCGAGCTAGTTGGGCAGGCCACGGCATTTGCCCGCGAGGCTGAAACGAAGAAAGGAATGGACGAAAGCCAGATCACCGGCACCGCATCAAGCTATGCTCGCAAGTACGCACTCAACGGCCTGCTGGCAATCGACGACACCAAGGATGCCGACACGGACGAAGATACTGCCGCTAGAAATGCTCCAGTTAAGGTGGAGCGAGTCACCGATCCGATGCTTGTCCACAAAATCCAAAGCTGCATAGGCGTGGATGAACTTCGCGCAATCTGGAAAGAGCTATCCCCAGAACAGCGCGAAGCACACAGCGAAGCGTTCTCTGAAGCCAAAGAGCGCCTATCGTGAGCCTCTCCCCTGATCGCGCTGGTAGGCTCACTGCCAGCGTTTTCGCCTCAGCCATAGGCATAGGCTATGACTCCCGTCAAAAGCTGTTTAGACAGCTTACAGGGCGCGAGGAACGCTTTTCTGGTAACGCTGCTACCCAATGGGGCAGTGAGAACGAAAAGAACGCCATCCTAGCCTATGAGATCGCCACCGGAGAGCTAGTAATGTCCTGCGGGGATAAGCAAGGCTTTGTGATCCATCCTGAATACGATTGGCTTGGCTGTACGCCAGACGGATATGCAGGCGACAGGGTTATTGAGGCTAAATGCCCCGCCTCAATGGAAGTGTACGGCATGATCCCCGATCACTATATGCCGCAAGTCCAAGGGCAGATGGCGATTACTGGGAAGAAGCAAGCGCATTTTATCTGCTGGACTCCGCATGACTTTGAGGTATTTGAGGTAGATCAGGATGCCGAATATTGGTCGGCCTGCTTTGATCTCCTGTCAGACTTTTGGGAGTGCATCAAAAACGACATTGAACCAAAAAAACGCAAGAAACCAGAATTACCACCAGTGATTTATAGGAGATTGATATGAAAGGCGTTAATAAAGTAATCCTCGTTGGAACGTGCGGCAAAGACCCAGAGATGAAAGCAATGCCGAACGGGAATGCCGTGGCTAACTTGAGCGTAGCGACTAGCGAGAGCTGGAAAGATCAGCAGGGGAATAAGCAGGAAAGCACCGAATGGCATCGCATAGTTGCCTTTGGGAAGCTGGCAGAAATCATAGGCCAGTATGTCACCAAGGGAAGCAAGTTGTATCTTGAGGGCAAGCTAAAGACTAGAGCCTGGGAACAGGAGGGACAGAAGCGTTACGCCACTGAAATCGTGGTGAGCGAAATGCAGATGCTTGACTCTAAGCCTGCGGGACAAAGCGAAGGTTCTGCGCGACAAGCGGCATCGACTCCGGCAAAGCAATCGAGCAACAATCCTGCATTGTTTGATGATTTTGACGACGATATTCCGTTTTAGCCATGACTCAGCGTGAATTCATCAAGCGATATGCAGGGATCATCACCGCGAAAGAGATGGCCTACATTCTTGGAATTGAAAGGGGGACGCTGGCAAGGTACGCAAGTGAAATGGGCGTGAGCCTATCAACTAGAAAAAAGGGGAAATAAATGACAAGAAATGAGTTTGTCGCAAAGTACGCCTCAAAGCTGCTTTACCGGCAGTTGGCCGAAATAATGGGAATAAATCCAAGCAATGTGACTCGAAGGGCGCATAGGCAGGGGATAAGTGTTGCCTTCAAAAGCACGATTGAGGAAGCCGAAAAGCTCTACCCTATCGCGCTGGCAGAGTGGCAAAAAATCACTCCAAAGCCTGTAGAAAAGAAGTTTGAAATACCGGCAGAGGTTGCTCGCATTAATGCAATGTGGAGGGTCACAAAATGCCTGTGATGATCACTCTGCAAAAAATACGCGACAAGGCCCCTTGCTCATCTGGGTGGGAAAAACTGCTTAAGTCTAAAGGCGGCACCGATGCGGATTACTCCGCTGAATTCCCCCTGTCCGATGTACTCGACAGTAACGGGTTGTACGACACCTTGTGGTGTCTGCGTTGCCTGCCCGAACATGACAACCTGTGGCGTCTTTACGCCGTCTGGTGCGCCCGCCAAGTGAAGCACCTGATGAAGGATCAACGTAGCATCGACGCACTGGACGTAGCCGAGCGCTACGCCAGAGGACTGGCGACAGATGCGGAGATTGATGCTGCGAGGGCTGCTGCGGAGGCTGCTTTGGATGCTGCTGCGTGGGCTGCGAAGGCTGCTTCGGGGGCTGCTGC